ATTACTTGGTCTTCATTTTGACCATCAATAATTAATTGTGCTAACTGTGGATTAACTTGCCCTATTTGGTTAATATCTAGCCTTTGAAGAAACTTTCTGTCCTCCGAATGCCAACCTACATAGCTAATAAGGATTCCACGTTCTAGCAAATAATTAGCTCCTAGCTCCATTTCCCTATTAAAGCGAGAAATGTAACCAGAAGAAATCATCCACTTAAGGAAGTTAGAAACTACCTTAGATCTAGCTACATCTTGTACTTCTACTGGGAAAGCTCTAATGTTTGCTCTGTTAAGGGAAGCCATAAACAAAGAAACTAACCTAGTAATTCTTTCATCAATAACATGAGCTTCCATGTCAGAAGCACCCTCCCAAGGAAAAGCATCCGCACCGTGCTTGCGGAGATCTCGGCTTTTACCAGGCCAAAAATTTCTACGGTCATCGTAGCTTTCTCTGCACAAATCAAAGTACGCTTCTAACTCAACCACTGATTGGTCGTAAGCGTACCGAAGAGACTCGATGTCTGGTTCAGCACTAACATAGGTTAGCGACTCTGAAACTGAATCACTTTGCATAAAATTTAATTTTAATATCTTCTAGAAGGTGGCTTATGTACACCTATTCTATCACACAATTCTGATGGGGGTATGCTATTTTGGTCAACACCTCTAACGTGACGCACAAATATTTCCCAAGCAAGCAGTCGATCTACTTGCTCTTCTATGAAATCTTCGTCTAAAACCATTTTATTTAACGTATCTGTAGCTTTTTCCTCGCACATCTTCTATCATTTCTATAGTTATTGTCTTGCCTTTCATTGTATTTCTATATCTTCTAGGAACAACAACTGGAACCTTCATGGTAAGTTCTTTTATGTAGGCAAAAACATAACTAGGATTTGGAGCAGTTGAAACAACTCTACCCCTATAATGTTTAGGCACAATCTCTTCAATGTACATAGATTCCATTAGAATTGATTGTCCCTCCTCATCTATCCATGTGTTTCTACCTCTACCTGTAAGCATTTCCTGAGAAAGTTTGCTTTGAGCAAGTTGAAGTAATTTGTCAAATTCTAACTTAAAATCAGAAGCTATTTTTATTAATCTTACTTTAGCCATAATTAATATCCTCCGCCTATGCGTGTAGTCATCATGCTCCTAGACAAAACATGATCTGGGCCATCTCCTCCATTCGCCATTCGCAGGTAACGAATAATGTCGAAGAAATCCTTTAGTGGTTCATCAGCCTTACCTGATGAGTTATAGTTTATTAAAGAATCTATTAAGTTTCCGCAATCTTCATGCACGTAGCATCTAGGGCGGTTAGCAGAATCTATTGGTACATTCGGGTTGTAACTGAACCATTCGTCTATAGCACTAATACCTATCTCCTCCATTCTTCCATCAGACGGAATAAAAGTCATGCCACAATCATCGAACTCAGTAAACAGGTCATCATTGTCGGAGTTTTCCTTAGCAAAGTACCGACTGTCACCTATACGCTCAAATACCTCTATTTCAATATCATCCTCTATCTCCTCAAACAGATCAACGTATCCCTGTATGTTGTACCCTATCTTCTTTGATGCAGGCCCATAACGCCACTTGGGATCGCCGAACACTGCCCACTCTCCGTAGTAGTCCCTGTCAGGCCACTCCTTACGGATGTACACATCTCCCATTTCATTTACTGCTGCCCATATTGCTACATAGTTCCTAGCTCCCGCTGGATCTACTACCTGATAACAAGTGTACCTGTTTTGATCAGATATGTCGGGGAAGGACATGCCGTACTTATTAGGCTCATTATTCAATACGTTCACCTCAGTGTTAAACAAGGGCAGCAAAGAAGTCATGCTCTTAACAGGTATACCGTAAGCACGTACTAGTATCTCTTCTTCTGGTCTGCCTCTAAGGTCTTTAGCTATACGCTCGTAACCACCAAAGGGGTTCTCATCTGAGTGCAGGTACACCACTGAGGCATCCCTAGATGGGCTGTACTGCTTGATAGGGACTTCCTTATCTATAAGTACACCAGTACGTGTCTGAAGCGTTTCTACGTCCTTTAAGTACTCTGCCACAAAGGGAGTATAACCATCAATAGGGGTAAAGCCTATGCCCATCTTAGCGTCCCTAGTAGCCAGTCGGAACCTAAGAGTATTTACCAATGAAGCATCGCCCAGGTACTCATCTAACCACGCACCTATATTCAAGCCCTTAGCATCAGGAAAACCGAACTCAAAGCCTTCTAAAATAGTCTGGTTGTTACTGTACTGGGTGTAAGTCTTAAAATCTACACGGGTACGGGTATCAGGGAAGATAAAGCTCTTAGCCGTAAACCCGTTCTGCATACTGTAATTGATGTACCCCTCGATGCTCTTAGTCTTCTTCTTGAACTCCTTAGGCATCATCTCCCATACTGCTGCTTGCTGCACCTTAATAGATGTGTCCTCGTTCTGGGAAAAGCACACTAAGTGACCATCATTGCTTTCAGTCACTGCTTCCATTACAATCTTTGCAAACCCAGTAGTTTTACCTGATCTGTTACCACCAAGAACCAAGCACTCGTTGTAATCTTGCAACCCCTCCTTTATTCTTTCCCATCCAGGTAGGTTAAAGCCATGACGAATAGGATCGTCCTCAGATGCCTTAATCCTGCTCTCATGAGCCTTGTGTAGCTCCTTAAGAAGATTAAGGTCGTTCTCGTACAGCCAGACAATTTCCTCTGCTGTAGGAGGAGTCAGAAAAGGATGTTCAGTAAACTTAATTATTTGTCCAATCTATTTGTTCTAGCTCCTGCAAGGACTTCTTAGCAACTAAGGCCAATAAGACAGCTAGGTTCTCTTGGAAGTGCTCCTCGTCCATCTTATTAAAAATGTCGTACTCGAAGCCATCCTCTGTAACGGTAGCAACTAAAACAGATTGCCACCCTGGGGTAATTGTGTCTAAGCACTTGTGGACTAAATCAAGGTTATTATTCATTAAATAATTCGTGTTATATCGTGCTTAATTGGATCGCTTTTAAATGGCTTCTTTTCAATGGTGGAGGAAGTGGGATTTGCACCCACGTCCGAAGGTGGTGACTCTGTGACAGGTGACACTGTGACACCTACTTTCGTCGAATCTAATTTTCCCCCTCTAAATATTCTGTTGTACGATTCCTCGTAAGCAATCCTGTTGGTGGTTCTATCCCTATCCCCTTTACCGCTCATCTTCTAAATCTATTACCTGTGCTTCCTTCATCTTGTTCTTAGCCTTTTCCATTAGCTCCCTGTAGTCCTCATCAGTGTAAACCTTTTCCTCACGATTAATACTCGTAGCTTCACCCCTAGCCAATAAAGCCTCTCTAGCTGAGTTAGCCTTAGCTATACTAATATCCTTGATGTCCTTAAACGTAGGCTTGATCTCACCTGAGTCCATGTCCTCACGTACCTTCTGAACCATATCTTCCTCTAGGGAACTAATATGCAGATAAGAATAAGATGCTAGTTGACCACCTAGCTCCCTCCACTTACCTAAGTGATCAGCGTAAGTAGCTAGTACCCTAACAATAGTATTCCTCTTAAACCCGTACTTGCGTACTAACTGAGTCTGAGTCTTACCACTAGCACTAAGGAACAATATCTTAGCTGCCTTCTCAGGATCATATCTTTCTAATGCCTTTACACCATCAAGCTCAGAACTCTTAACAAACTCTTTGATCTTTTCATCTATGTCAGATAAAAGCTTTTCCTTGATTAATTCTTGCTGCACATTATCCTTATTGCACATTATTATAATTATGTCAAGCAATAAGTACCGTAAACCCCTTGAGTGCAACAATTTTT